CGACGGAAGCTACCTTGGTGGTGTCGAGTGGATAAGTAATCCGGCAAGCAAAGTGTCCTACCATGTGCTCATCGCCCGCGACGGTCGCAGGACAGTATTCGCCAACGATACTGACCGCTGCTGGCACGCCGGTGTCAGCTCATGGCACGGCCGAAAAGACCTCAATAGCTGGTCTCTCGGAGTTAGCTGGGAAGGCAACACCTACGACAGACCTCTGGAGGACGCGGCGATGGACAGCGCTATCGAATACCTCGCTCCTCGCCTCAAGAAGTGGAACATCCCGCTCAACATGGTTGTCACCCACCAGCAGGTTTCCCCTAACAGAAAGACAGACATCTCGCCCGCTGACGCGGCGCGTTTCAAAAGCCGCTTAAAGGCGGCGCTCAACTAATATGGCCAAAACAATCGGACAACTTACAGCAGAATCCTCACCAGCAGGGGCTAATGAAATGCCCATCAGCGTGAGCGACGTGACCAAGAAAGTCACCGTGACCAACCTGCTCAACGCTGCTGTAACCTTTAGCGGCACCAAGACGCTGGCAGATGCAACCAATATAGCAGTCGGCACTGGAACCGGCACCAAGATCGGCACCGCAACAACGCAAAAGCTGGGCTTCTTCAACGCCACGCCGGTTGCGCAGGCGGCCAACACGGCCGACCTCAAGGACGCCTTTTGCGGCCTTGGCTTTATGGTCGACGGCGGCGCAAGTCCGCTCAACCTCGACAGCGGCGCGCTAACGTGCGGTGCGCTGACGGCCGGAGCAGCAACAACATCGTCTGTATCCAGCACTGGCGCCATTCGCAGCAGCTCGGCAACGGCCGGTGTGGGCTATGCGACAGGGGCTGGCGGGACGGTTACGCAGGCAACCGACAAGAGCACTGGGGTTACACTTAACGCAATCTGCGGCTCTATTACGCTCGCCGGAAGCGACAACATCACCAGCGGTGCGACGAAAACCTTTCTGCTGACCAATAGTGCCATTGCTGCGACAGACGTGCTCATTCTAAACCACGTCTCGGGTGGAACGGCTGGAGCCTACGGCCTAAACGCACAAGCTGCGACTGGGTCGGCGTCAATCAACATCACCAATATCTCCAGCACTGGCAAGAACGAGTCGCCAGTGATTCGCTTTGCCGTCATCAAGGCGGTCAATAGCTAATGGCATTAGAGTCTCCAGTCCTGCGCAACGGCGACAACGGATTCATAGGGTTTGCCTCACGGCCAAATCCGATGACGTTGCCAGCCGGTATCTTGCAGCTATCGGAGAATATGCGTCTGGATCGCGGCGTGGCCAAGGTGCGCAAGGGGGCCAAACGGCTGGCTGACAACATCAGCCCCGCTGGAACTCCGGTGACGATACCGTTCTTCCTCACAGAGCCGTATAAAATCATTCAGTCCACCTATACCGGCGGAGTGTTCGCTTCAAGTGCTGTCCGCTCGCCGGACGAGACAGGGAGCGTCGAATGCATTGTTTTGGCCGGTGCAGATCGCGCTTACACATACTTGCCGAAAGGAACCAGCTTTTCGTCAGCAGCTTGGGGCACGTTGCTGGCGGTTGATTCAACGGAGAACTTTGAGACCGAAACCGGCGAAGCCATAGTCGCCGGTTCCTTGCCGACCGAGTTGGCTTACCCGTCTTCACCGGCTGAAACGATTGAGCCGACCGACAAAGTGACAATGCTGCAAGCATACGACCGCTTGTATTTGTTCCGCGAGGCCGACGTGACGCAAGCTGGCTGGGAAACCAAATACACCAGCGCAAGCGGGATTACCATTTCATCGACAACGGCAACGGTCAACGTGGCTGCGCATGGATACTCAGCAGGAATGCGTGTTCGCATTGAAGGCAGCACGGTTGCGGCGTTTGACGGACACGAATACAATATTCTTGGCGGCGCAAACGCGCCAACGACTGACACCTTCAAGATTACAGTCCCTAGCGGAACGTCTCAAGCTGTTGCAGGCGGCATAGCCGTCCGCCGCGTCAAGCCTCCGATGTATTGGGACTGCAAGGATACGAGCAGCAGCTTTGTGCTGTCTGCCGAGGGGATTCCCAATGTTGGCATCACCTACCGCAGACTGCGCTCGGCACCTTGGGCTAGTTACATCAACAACCGGCTGGTGGTTCCTGACGGCAAGCAGAACATCATGCTGTCCGATATTCTCGACCCAGATACGTTTGATCCTTACTGGCAGAGTTTCCGCGTTGGCGTTGGCGGCAATGACTTCGTTGTCGCTGTGCATCCATGGGTCGAAGGCGCCGTCTTGGTGTTCTGCCGCAAAAGCATTTGGGTTGCCGAGGTTCAACAATATCCAAATCCGACAGGCACGGCATACAGCATTGAGACAGGCATCAACAAGCTGACGCTGTTGACCGATGAGATCGGCTGCTCGGCCCGCCGGTCTATCGCTACGGCTGGTCAGTTTATCTACTTCCTTTCCGACGCCGGTGTCTACCGCCTCGACACCCAGCTTGACCTCAAGCTGCGCGGCAACACTCGCCCGCTGTCTGATCCCATCGCCGACCAGTTCCAGACTCTCAACGCCGATCTGGTTTACGATGCAGTCGGCCTTTACCACGACAACCGCTACTACATCGCCGTGCCCAAGACACGCTCGGACAACAACAACGTCGTCTACATTTACAACCAACTGAGCGAGCAGTGGGAGAGCAAGGATGTCTACGGCTTTGGCGTTGGCAACTTTCTGGTTGGCGATTACGACGGACAGCGCCGCATGTTCGTCAGCAACCAAGCGGGCAAACTCATGCTGCTGGACGAGGTGGAAGAGGGCGACGAGTCAACAGACGGCGAGGTGGACGTGACCATTGCTCCAACCGGCCGCATCAAAACCCGCCGCTTCGACTTTGGCGAGATGCACAGCAAGCGGTTCCTGCGAACAATCGCCGATGTGGTTATTCCGTCCGGCTCCACGTTGACCACCAAGATCAGCACGATCAATCCAGACACCGAAGAAACAATCGGCACGCTGACCAACAACAATGTCGGCGACGAGGACTACAACATGAAGTCTCCGGTTCGCTTCAAAGCGCATGCCGCCGAAGTCATTTACGAGACCAGCAACGGCCGACCCGAGATCCGCTCGGCCAGCATCGAGGCATCGCCCAAGAGCCTGCCCTCTACCGAAACCCGCAACGCAGCTTAAATACTATGGCAACAATCAACGTAACAAACCCCGCCGCCAACTTTGTCTCTGGCGACGAGGTAAACCCAAACAACTTAAACGCCCTCGGACTGCCAACTGTCACCGTTTCCGGCATTGTCAGCACGGACATTTCGGCTTCCGCAGCTATTGCGGCATCGCAACTGGCAAACACACTAGACTTTTCTACAAAGACGCTCACCCTGCCAAGCAGCGTTGTTACGCCGCAGGTCTTGGCGTCAAGCAGCGTTGAAACGGCAAAAATCAACAATGCGGCCGTGACCGCTCCAAAGTTGTCCGGCGCGCAAACAGGCGATGCCCCCATATACGGCGTGCGCGCGTGGGTGAATTTTGACGGAACAAAAGACACAACAGGAACGGTTTCGACATCCAACACAAATCGCCAAATTCGCCAAAGCGGCAATGTGTCTAGTGTGTTGCGCAATGCGGTTGGAGATTACACTGTCACTTTCGCAACGGCAATGCCTGACGCAAGCTATGCTGTTGTTGTAACAACGTGCGGTATTGATAATTCAAACACCGCTCGGCACGGCGTTGTCAAGGGGACAGTCAATGGCGGCGCCTCAAACAAAACAACGGCGGCCGTATCCGTTCTTACTGGGGCAACCAATTCGAGCGCAATGGACGATGTCGCGGAGGTCAACGTGATGATTCTCCGATGACCCCGTGGCAACTCGCAAAACAATGGCACGACAACCACATCGCAACGGAGACCTTCGAGGAGCTGCTCGGATGGCATCTGTCGGCCGGTGTGGTCTACTCGTCGCCGGACGCCTTCATGCTGGCGCGCGAGGTTCATTGGGACACGGAGCGGGAGGAAGTCGTCAATGACAACCAAAGCCCAAACGCTTGGTTC